AAGTCATACGTCAATTTGTTGGATTTCATTATTCGTTAGGAGCATCTGAAGGTGGGCGAAGGGTCATTGTGCCTTTTCTGAAACTTGCGGTTTCAATTTATATTCGATTGCTAGCGGCTAGGGCCCCTCGTGTCTTAATATCAACTAAGAAACAGCAACTTAAATCAACTGCTGCGAACTTGGAACTTGCTTTGAATTTGGTTCCGAAAGAGATTAACCTTCAGGCTACTCTGAAAGAACTTGTTCTTGAAGCTCTCTTCTCTCTTGGGGTCGCTAAGATCGGTTTGGCGGATATAGGCGAATTGATGGGCCACAGGATTGGTGAACCGTTCGTCGATGTTGTCACGTTAGACGATCTCGTAATCGATATGTCTGCAAAGCACCTTAGCCAAATCCAATACATCGGAAATACGTATTGGATGAACTTTGAAAATGTGGTTAATGGTAGCGTCTTCGATAGATCCAGAACAAAAGATTTAAGCTCTGACGATTATACCACAATCGGAGAAGCCGGCGAGGAAAAGGCAGAAAGTATCTCCCGAGATAGTACAGCACAGCTTTTTAAAAAGAAGATTCAACTCTGTGATATCTGGCTCCCTGAAGAAGGAATTTTCGGAACTTATGCCGTAGAGAGTGGTAAACTTCTTGATGACATGAAATGGCAAGGACCCGAACTGGGCCCGTATGAAATTCTAGGATTCGATAAGGTTCCTGGAAATTTGTTGCCTGTTGCTCCTACTGCTATTTGGCGTGACTTGCACGAGTTGGGAAATACCGTCTATCGAAAGTTGAGGAATCAGGCTGTCTCACAAAAGACTGTTCTTGGTTTTCCTGGCGGTGACGATGAAGGGGCACAGAATTTCCAAAATGCCTCAGATGGTGATGGAATAACAACCAAAGGACCGAAACCTGAAAAACTAACTGCCGGTGGAGTTGATCCAACAAGTCTTGCGTTCTTTATGAACACTAGGGATCTGTTTAGTTACTTTGCGAGCAATATGGATTCGCTCGGTGGTCTCGGAGCACAAAGTGATACAGTCGGCCAAGACAAACTTATCAGTGCCGCATCGGGTGCTCAACTTCGTGATATGTCTTCGCAGGTGGTTGACTTTTCAAAAAACATCTTTCGATCTCTTGGGTATTACGAATGGAATGATCTCGTTCGCACTAGAGAACTTGAGAGACCAATTCCTGGAACTAACGTAAGTTTTGTTGTTCCATGGAACAGGGATTCTCGTGCTGGCAAGTTCAATATGTACGATCTTGAGATCGACGTGTTCAGCCTTCAGGATGACTCACCTTCAATACGTCTCCAGAAGTTAGGTCTCATAGTCAAGGAATATCTCATTCCGTTGATGCCGATGATTCAGCAGGCCGGCGGCTCCGTAAATATCAAGAGCATCTTAGAGGCCCTCGCAAAGTATTCCGATTTCCCCGAGATCGAAGAGTTCGTGACTTTCTCGGACGGCTTCAGCACGGATGATGTTGGCAACAAGTCCGTTGGATCATCGACCCCTGGCAACACCACACACACCTCAGAGCGTGTGAGTAGGCCCGGAGCCAGCGACAGGGGTAAGAGCCAGATCCTTCAGCAGGCGGCCCTGGGCGGAACGCCTCAGCAATCTGAAACAGCTTCGCTTGGACGGCCCTCTTCCTAAGGCCCCTTCAGTATGGTATAATGTAGAAATGCCCGCACGAACCTATTGCTACAAGACTAAAAGTGGTGAGAGATTCGAGAGGATCTATCAGCCTGGAAAGGCTCCTGACGAAGTGAATATCGGCAAGAACGGTTATAGTGTCAGAGCTTACCGTGATCGCCAAGCTGAAGTTTTTGGGCTAGTGACTTCCGTAAGGAGCGGCGAAAATACAACTCGCCTTCGCCGCCGGAACAACCCTTGGCCGATGGATCCGTGCGTAGGAAGTGGAGTAGGACCGCATGGGGCACAAGATCTTAGGGATCATTTTGCTACTCATGATGTGCCCACTGAAGTCTCAAAAGATGGTGAGCCAATTTACACGTCTGCTAAGCACAGAAAAAAGGCTCTGAAGTGCCGCGGGATGTATGATCGTACTGCGTATTCTTAACCCCACCACCACCAAGAGTAAACAATGACCACTGAAACGAACGAAGCAGAAAAAGTCAGCGAAGAACTTGTTGGCGAAATCGATCAAGCAGTCGCGGAAGTTACTGTAATTTCCGAAGGCCATGAAGAAACCGTAAAGGTTCCTGAAGAAAACTCGGAAGAGACTCAGGAGACTTTTGAAGAAACTGTAAAGAAGGATACTCAGCAGGAAACTCAAGAGGATACTCAAGTTCTTTCCAATGGAAAGAGCGAGGATACTCTTGAAGAGTCCGAAGAGAATACTTCTACTGATAACAACGAAGAGACTAATGAAGAGGTTGAGGAAAAACTTCCCGTTTCTTTAAGTCAAGAATCCGTTGTAAGGGGAATGGGAAATGGTCTTTCTTTCTCCGAGGCACGTTCCTTTAGTTCTGAAGCTGAGTTGAATGACTTCTCTAATAGGGTAGAATACGCTGCTCAAGCTCAAGCGGTTAGGAAACAGAAACAAGAACAAGAAGTTGTTGATCCGTTTGCGGATCTGCCGAAACTTGATCCCGAGAATTATGATCCTGAAATCATCGGCATGTTCGATAGGTTGACTGGGATTGTTAAGGGTCAGTATGAGACAATTCAGGGCTTTCAAAACAATCAACAACAGTTTCAAGAACATTATCATGCCGCTACGCAAGCAGCCAATCAAGCTGAAATTGAAGGTTGGTTTGATGATGCGGTTGAGGGATTGGGTGAAGATTTCAAGGATGTTCTTGGATCAGGTAAGTATCAGACCCTAGAAAAGGGAAGTTCTGAATTCCAAAACAGGGATGCAATTGCCAATCACATGGGCATCTTAATTGCTGGTTATAATTCGCAGGGATTGCCAGTACCTTCAAGGAGCGAAATTTTCGATGTTGCTGCACGTCAAGTTCTTGCAGACAAATACAGCGAGATCAAAAACAACAAGCTGTCTAACGAATTAGAAGGACAGTCGAAACAGCTCATTCAAAGAGCAAATAAATCTACTTCCACCGTTGTGAAGACCCCGGAGGAAGAAGATGCAGACCTAGCTGAATTGATCGATAGTACCTTCAGCGGGTAAAATTGCGTGAGAATAAATTCCACGCTTTTAGTCACGAGAGAAACCTCCGTGGTGGTTTTGGGTTTTTTACTTTCAACTAAAACTCTCTCGTGGAGAACGAAAAATGTCTAGTGGACTTGCTTATTCGCAAATCGACGATGCCGTTTTGCTTACTCAGGAAAAGCTGATTAAGCGTGGTGCATTCGTTGATATGCAGACTGATCTTCAGGATCATGTCGCTGTTCGTGAAATGTGGAAGCAGCGAAAGAAGAAATTTGAGGGTGGTGATGCTTGGGAGTGGCAAATCCAAATGGACCACAACCACTCGGCTCAGGCTGTTGGGCTTTTCGAGACCGATGGCTCTGCCCTCGCCGACACCATGGTCACGGCGTCGATTCAAGTGCGGCATGTAAATGCTCACTATATCTATGACCAGCGTGAAAAGGATTTCCAACGTGGCGGAACTAAGATCGTGGATCTTGTCAAGACTCGTTATGTTGGAATGATGGTTTCGTTCTATGAGATTCTGGAAGGTTTCTTGTGGAGCAAGCCTGTTTCTGACGCCGACTTGAAGACTCCTTACGGAATTGACTATTGGATTACTAAGTACAATGCCACCGTTGGTTTCGGGGGTGGAAATCCGTCTGGTTTTACGTCTGGGAAAGCTGGAATTTCTCAGGGTACTTATCCTCGCTGGGCTAACTGGACTGATCGTTACGCTGCCATTACGAAAGCGGATCTAATTCGTAAGATGCGTCAAGCTCATACGAAAACGAAGTTCCGTTCTGTCGTCTCTCATTCGACTCCTGATTTCGGTCCTATACGAAATGGCATTTACTCGCCGTACAGTGTGATTGGACTCGTTGAAGAGGAACTTGAGAAGCAGAATATGAGTCTCGGTAACGATGTTGCCAGTAAAGACGGTCGTGCTCTCTTCCGCGGTACTCCGCTTACTTGGGTTCCAAAGCTTGATGCCAGTACCATTACGGATGCTCCCGTCTACATGCTGGACTGGAAATCCCTAGTCATTGGTGTTATGGCCGGTTGGGAAAACAACTTGACTGCTCCTTACATGGTGCCGAATAAGCACCTTGTTCGTCGTGTCGATTTGGATGCGTCCCTAAATATGGTTTGCACTGATCTTCGTAGTCAGGCTGTTCTTAACACTTCCGGCTAATCTTAGGCTAACTGATTTTCGGTTAGTTTTCGTTCACTTACTTCAAAAAGAAAGAGGAATAACATGGGTGCGTCTCATGCAATCAATTCACATGAAAAAGCTTTTTCCGTAATTTCGGAACGAGTTTGGTTTGGTGGAGACGGTGCTCTCAATGAGGGTACAGGTCTTTGCTATAATTGGGATGTCGGTACGGCTGCTGCTTCCGATGGCCGACGTGGAAATCACGTCGAACTTCCGACAATTCTGAATGCCGTGTATTTCGCGGGAGTTGCCGACAGGCCGTATGCTGCTCATACAGGTGGTCAGTTTGTTACCATCAATAAGCCCGGCAGTTTTTGTAATGTTTGGTCTGGAGCAAGCACCACCATTGGTGTTAGCATTGTGACTTGTTCTTCGGATACTGCAAATTCCGGCACTTTTGTCTACGCTGGCTTCCAGGGTGAAGGTTCGTTCGTTCCGTTGCAGACGGTTAATCGTTCCAGCGTTGCCGGTGTCTGTTTTGGATACCTCCAGACTGGTAGAGAATCTGGTCTTGTCCAACTCATTACTTCGCCGGTAGTGGGTGCTGCTATCACTGGTGTCGGTATCTATGGAGTGACGGTTTTTG